GGACAAGGATCACCTAAAGCGTCTCAAACGCCAAGCACTTGAGGAAGCTCGCGCAAGAACAGGTGCTGGTAAGTCAAGGATCGTGATTAGTGATCGTGAATGGCAAGCGATTCAGTCTGGTGCTATTAGTACTAGTAAGCTTGAGTCAATACTTGCTAATGCTGACATGGAACGTGTTCGTCAGTTAGCTACACCAAAGACTAAGAAGCTTCTTACTGACAGTAAGTTGTCTCGTGCAAAGGTGTTGCTTGAAGCTGGTTACACACAAGCAGAAGTTGCTCGTTCTATTGGTGTGTCTGTCTCCACACTTAAAGACAGTTTGTATGAATAGTATCATAGTAGTTCCTTTCGGATTACTTTCTCTCAGTCACATGAAACTATTCACACACTTCAACAAGTAATGGAGACCCACCCCATGGAATCAAAACCCATGCTTTTGACAACCATTGACAATCCTTTCCATCCAGGAACTCAGTTCAATGAATGGTTTGCGTTCGACATACGAAAAGGTTACAACACTCTTGGTTATTTGGCACGTGTCGCTGACTATGGTTTCGACATGTCACCAGCAGCAGAGAGTGACGCTATCGATAGGGCGATGAGGGAGATCGTGGAGATCAACCCATTAGGAATTTGGACTCTAGTTCCATCTGAATCGGAAGAAACCCCCGCTTCAGAACAAACTGAGTCTTAAGAATTCCTACCAGTTTTGCGAGATTTTCCCAATCCCGGACCCATTTCAAAGAGGGGGGAGGGGGTCTCGCAAAATAGGACCCCCCTCAGCATCGCCGCCTCCCTCCAAAATTCCCCGGAGGGTCAAAATGGTACGCGATTTAACCCACCCTAAACTTACCTTGAGCGAAAGGAAACCCATGACGAAGCGGAAGGAAGCCGCTGAAGAGGTACCCCAACCTCGTCGTCGCCGGGCCACTACCCCTGAGGGAAGAGAGAACCAGCTGATCTCGCTGGCTGTGGATCTCGCCGAGAAGCAGCTTCGAGAAGGCACCGCCTCGTCTCAGGTGATTTCCCACTACCTCAAGCTCGGCACCAGTCGTGAACAGCTCGAGCAAGAGCGGCTACGACGTGAGAACAAATTACTCGAGGCCCGAGTCGAGGCTATCGAGTCCCAGAAGCGTGTTGAGGAGCTTTATGCTGAAGCTCTGACCGCCATGAAGGTCTATTCAGGCCGCGGTAAGGAGTCTAGCGCTGATGAGCACTAGATCTTACTCTGAACTCATTCGGTTGAACACCTTTGAAGAGCGTTTTGCTTACCTGACCATCCAAGCGAGGGTTAGTGAGCGCACATTCGGTGGTGACCGTTGGCACAACCAACAATTCTACCGATCTAAGGCGTGGAAGCAAACGCGAGATGCCATAATTGTCCGAGACAACGGTTGTGATCTCGGAATCGAAGACTTTCCTATCAGTGAGGGACTCTTAATCCATCACATCAATCCGATCACCCTCGAGGATCTCCTCAATGGGACCGACGCAGTCTTCGATCCAGAGAATCTGATAACCACTTGTCACAAAACTCATAATGCTATCCATTACGGCGACCCCTCCCTAGTACCAAGGTCGTTTGGCGTATCCCGAGAAAGGGGTGACACTAAACTGTGGTAGCTTTTAACTTCGATCCGACTAAGCCAATCGCTCTTGTTGGAGCTATGTGTTCTGGAAAGACCACAATTGCCAAGAAGCTCGAACAGGACGGGTACAACCGGATCCGAACTTACACTACCCGACCACCTCGGCCGGGCGAATCCAGCGACGACTACTTCTTTGTATCGAATGACGAGTTCTTCTCGATGATGACGAATGGTCTGTTCATGGAAACCGACGACTACACCGTAGCGTCAGGCGACACTTGGTATTACGGATCTCTCCGTTCGGATTACAAGATCCCGAACTCGGTTATCATCCTAACACCAATGGCCATCTACAAGTTGCGCAACGAATTGAATGTTGTGTTTGTGGATCCACCGTTCGATACTCGATTGGACCGAGCTCACTATCGTGGAGACGATCCAAAAGAGGTCACTCGACGGTTTACAGCTGAGGACACTACCTTCCGTTTGTTCCGGGAGTATCCTCAGAATTACGATTTACGTCTAACAGGAGGTTTATCTAGTGCGACGTAGTCCAGAACAGTATGATTGGGAAGGGCTCCTCTTCGACGAGACTTTCCTAGATCTTCACTACTCACCGCGACCCCGCAAAGACCTCAAGTTTGTTGTGGTTCACCACATGATGGTTGTTGGTAACGGTGACGGGAGGGCCAACGATGCCTGCTTCAACATTTGGCAGACACGTGAGGCATCAGCCCACTATGGTGTTGACGGCCGATTTGTACGACAGTTTGTTAACGACACAGACTACGCATGGGCGACCGGTAACACCTTCGGTAACGAGCACGGTATTTCTATTGAACACGCAAATACCACGCTTGCCCCGAATTACGAGGTCTCTGACGAGACCATTCAGACAGGCGCTCGACTCGTAGCTCATCTCCACAAGGCTTACAATCTTGGACGCCCGGTGGATGGTGTGACCCTTAAACAACACCGTAATTTCTTCGGTACCGCTTGCCCGGGACCCACATTAGGTGAGCACCGTTGGCCAGAGTATGTCGCTACCGCTCAAGCGATCTATGATCAGATCACTGGTGGTGCACCACTCCCCCCTCCCTCTGAGCCGCCACGGACTCATGAAGTCAAACGAGGTGATACTCTAAGTGGTATCGCTCGACAGTACGGGACGACCTGGCAGCGGCTCCAGGAACTAAACCGTCTCGCTAACCCGAACGTCATCCGTCCGGGAATGAAACTCTTGGTGCGTTGAGATGACACAGAGCATCCTCGATTCAACCAAGAAGATGCTCGGGTTGGCGGCTGATTACACGGCGTTTGATCTGGATGTTATCACCCATATCAACGCCGTGTTTTCGGTCCTTACCCAATTGGGTATTGGACCTGAGCGAGGCTTCTCCATCGAGGACTCTTCCACAACCTGGGATGAATACCTAGGTGGTAATAAGCTTCTACACACAATTAAGTCTTACGTCTATCTTCGTGTCCGAGTGTTGTTCGATCCGCCATCAGCCGGCTACGTGTTGACAGCTGTCGAAAACCAAATCAAGGAACTCGAGTGGCGTATCAACATGGAGCATGAAATGTCATGAACGAAGCATACTTTATGGATGCCGGCGAAGCGTTTTTGGCCCACCACGGCGTCAAGGGTATGAAGTGGGGGGTTAAGCGAGCTGGTTCAGGTGTAGCCTCAGCTGGTCGAGCAGTCGGTCGTGGCGTTAAACGAGGCGCCCAACTCTCAATTGATTACCACAAGAAATCTGGAGAACTTCAGATACGCGGTGCTAAAGCGGTTGGTCGGGGTATCAAACGTGGTGTTCAGGCTAGCGTAAACTATCATAAGAAATCTGGCGAACTCCAAATCCGAGGTGCTAAGGCTATCGGTCGAGGAGTAGTCAAGGGTGGCAAAGCCGTCGGCAAAGGTGTTAAGAAACTGAACCGACCTCTGACTGACAAAGAGCGAAGTCGAGCTCTTAAAGTTGGTGCTGCCGGTATTGCTGGTGGTCTCGCTCTAGCTGGAGCATCCGCTGCTGTAGGTCGCTCCCCTCAGGGGCGCAAAGCTATTGTTAGTGGTGTGAAAGCTATTAACGGTACCCATCGAATTGTTTCTCGTACTGCACGTACCAAGAAAGCATACAAGACCGCTGCTCGGGTAGCTTCCGCAGCATCTGCAGCTACACATAATCGGACATATCGCAACACAGCGACAGTCGTTCGTGGGGTTCGTGAGCTAGCACGATGAACGAAGTATACCTCATGGACGCCGGCGAGGGTTTTCTCGCTCACTTCGGTGTTAAAGGAATGAAGTGGGGTGTTCGTAAAAAGTATACCCCAAAAGACCGGGATAAAGCTCATCGGAAAGAAGCTGCTAAGAATTACGGTAAGTATTTCGACGACAGTTTCGATCGTCGTTTCGGCGAACGTGATGTCAAGAGCTACACCACCGACGACAAGAAAATTGTTCTGAAGAAGGGCTCGGAGTTATACCGAACCCAGCGATCAGGAAAGAATGACCAAACAGATTCACATCGGTATGTTTCGACAAACCGCAAGGATGCTGATCGGTACATATCGACTCTCCCTGGTGGCCGAGGTGGTCAGAAGCGATACAAGTCTGGGTGGCATGAAGTAAGTTACAAGACCACTAGAGATCTTGTTGCCCCTTCCGATAAAGAAGCTTATGAAATCTTCAAGAGTATTAAGAACCAAGAGATTGGTAAGACTCGATTTCTAAAGCGTTCCGTTACGGTTGATAAGCAGCTCCGTAAACAGGCTCTGTCTAACAAAGATGCTGATAAGTATGAAGCGTTCTTAGCCTCCCAATGGAAACATACCCCGGTCAACTCAGCCTACTTCAAGGCTGTTCGTAAAGCCGGTTACAATGCCGTTCAAGATCTCAACGATCGCGGTATTGTTTCTGACCGACCTATGATCGCATTGGATCCTAAAGGAACCATGCGTGAGACTGGTCGCCGAACCCTTGACGCTTGGGCTATTAACGAAGCTCAGCGTAAAGTCAAACGTATAGGACATGCTATGCATGATGATGTAAATTATCTGGAGCATTTCGGCGTCAAGGGTATGAAGTGGGGTGTCCGCAAGGCTAAGTCTGCGGTAAGTAGTGCTCGTTCTAAACACCAAGCACGAAAAGCTGCTCGACACCCACAATCCCCGGAAGCCGCTAGAGCACATGCTCTTCGAAAGCAGGTTAAGAAGAAGGGTCTGGATTCCTTATCTAACTCTGAACTTCAGGCACTTAACAACCGTCTAAACCTTGAGGCGAACTATCGTAACGCCATGAAGCAACATCCAGATACTCTCCGCTCTAAGCGTAATCGAGAACTGGTAACCGCTGGTGCAAAGATAGTCGGACCTATAGTAGCTAAATCTGTGGGTAAAGAATTCGCTAAGAGTTCCGACCCCAGGGTTAAACTAGCTGGTTCGTTATTGACTGACGACATTAGCGTCTCAAAGCTAGTCGGGGGTCTGAAGGGTAAAAAGAAGAAGTAATGTTATCTAATACTGCAACGCCCCGTTATTACGGCGAGTTCCGTGATAGGGTATTAGCGGGTGAGATTCCCGTCTGCGAAGAGATTTCGTTAGAGATGAACCGAATAGACGGTCTTATCGCTAATCCTAATTTCTACTACGACGATGAAGCTATCGACGGTTTTATTCGTTTCTGTGAAGACGAGTTGACGCTAACCGATGGTTCTGATCTCCACTTACTAGATACTTTCAAGCTGTGGGCGGAGCAAGTGTTTGGTTGGTATTACTTCGTCGAACGCCAAGTGTACGAACCTGGAGAAGATGGTAAGCCTGGCAAATACGTGACTAAAGAGATCAAGAAACGACTTACAGTTAAACAGTATTTAATTGTTGCTCGTGGCGCTGCTAAGTCTATGTATGCTAGTTTCCTACAAGCATATTTCTTACTGATCGATACGTCAACTACCCATCAAATTACCACGGCTCCCACCATGAAGCAGGCCGAGGAGGTTATGTCTCCTCTTCGTACAGCAATCACTAGATCCCGCGGACCTCTATTCAAATTCATGACTGAAGGTTCGATGCAGAACACCACAGGGTCTAGAGCTAATCGTCAAAAGTTAGCACCTACCAAGAAGGGTATCGAGAATTTTCTAACGAACTCTCTACTCGAGGTTCGTCCGATGACTATCGATAAGCTTCAAGGTTTGCGAAACAAGTGTGCCACCATCGACGAATGGTTATCCGGCGATATCCGAGAGGACGTCGTCGGCGCCGTTGAACAGGGCGCGTCCAAGTTGGAGGATTACTTCATCCTGGCCGTCAGTTCAGAGGGTACTGTTCGTAATGGTTCTGGTGATACGATTAAACTTGAGCTTGCTGATATCCTCAAGGGTAATTATGTCGCACCACACGTGTCTATTTGGCACTACAAACTAGATGATGTCAAGGAAGTGGCTAATCCGGAAACCTGGATGAAGGCCCAGCCTAACATCGGAATTACGGTGAGTTATGAAACGTATCAGCGTGATGTTGAACGTGCTGAGAATTCCCCAGCTTCTCGCAATGACATCCTCGCAAAGCGATTCGGTATCCCTATGGAAGGTTATACCTACTTCTTCACCTACGAAGAAACTCTACCCCACCGTAGACGGGATTTCTGGGGACTCCCGTGCGCACTCGGTGCTGACCTCTCACAGGGCGACGACTTTTGTGCCTTTACATTCTTATTCCCCCTCAGTAATGGCGAATGGGGTGTTAAGGCTCGCTCATATATTACAGAACGGACGCTATTCAAGCTACCGTTGGCCATGCGCCAAAAGTATGATGAGTTTATTAACGAAGGGTCCCTACATGTGATGGAAGGAACCGTTCTCGACTTGGAAGAGGTCTATGAGGATCTCGACAAATTCATCATCTCCAAGGAATACGACGTTCGGTGTTTAGGGTTCGACCCTTATAACGCTAAGTCGTTCGTAGAACGCTGGAGCCAAGAGAACGGCCCATTCGGCATCGAGAAAGTTATCCAGGGCGTTAAGACTGAGTCAGTACCGCTTGGTGAACTCAAGAAGATGAGTGAGGATCGACTCCTTATCTTCGACGAGGCCATCATGACTTTCGCCATGGGTAATTGTATCACGCTTGAAGATACAAACGGTAACCGCAAGTTATACAAGAAGCGCTATGAAGAGAAGATTGACAACGTCGCTGCTCTCATGGACGCTTGGGTTGCCTTCAAGTTACATCGAGAAGCATTCGAGTAGGAGGTGATTGAAATAGGTTTTACAGACCGGCTAATGCACGCTTGGAATGCATTTTCTAACTGGGAACAGCGTTCACCTAACCTGTCTCAACAGTATGGTTTAACGCAGAGTTTCCGACCAGATCGCAACAGCCTCCGCATTACAAACGAACGGTCGATAATTGCATCTATCCTCACTCGAATGGCGATGGATGTTGCTAGTATCGATTTGCTCCATGTCCGCCTCGACGAAGACAAACGATTTCTTGAAGAGATCAATAGTGGATTGAACAACTGCTTAACCGTCGAAGCGAACTTAGACCAAGCCGCTCGTGCATTTCGTCAAGACATAGCACAGACTCTCTTTGATGAGGGCGTCGCCGCTATCGTCCCCGTCGATACTACCCTTAACCCAAATGTTACCGGTGGGTACGACATCCTGACTCTTCGTGTCGGTAAGATCACCGAATGGATGCCTAAGCATATCAAGGTGGATCTCTACAACGAAGAGAAAGGTAAACGGCAACAGATTGTCATCCCTAAGAAGATGGCGGCTATTGTCGAGAATCCTCTATATTCGGTTATGAATGAACCGAACTCAACCTTACAGCGTTTGATCAAGGCTCTCAACACCATGGATATGATGGATGAGAAGAATGCTCAAGGTAAACTGGACCTAATCATCCAGTTACCCTACACGATCAAATCTGAGGCTCGCCAACAGCAAGCTGAGAAGCGCCGTAAGGATATTGAGTTCCAGCTGACCGGTAGCAAGTACGGTATTGCTTATACTGACGCTACTGAGAAGGTCACTCAGCTGAACCGACCGGTCGAGAACAACCTACTACAGAAGGTTGAGTATTTGACCAAACTGCTCTACAGCCAGTTAGGTCTAACCGAAGAGATTATGTCGGGTACAGCAGACGAACGTTCGATGTTGAACTACAACAACCGAACGATCGAACCTGTCGTGACTGCCATTGTCGAAGCCATGCGTCGCACATTCCTTACTAAGACTGCTCGGGCCCAGCGGCAATCTATCGTCGCTACACGCAACCCGTTCCGTCTTGTTCCTGTTGATCAGATTGCAGAGATCGCCGACAAGTTCACTCGTAACGAGATTATGACAGCGAACGAGATTCGATCGGTTATCGGTATGCGTCCTGCGGACGATCCGAAGGCTGACGAGCTCCGCAACAGCAACATGCCCCAAGAAGAGGATTCAGGATTGACTGACGAACAGCAGTATGAAGACCCCGCCCAGCTCGAATAGGCGGTTGATTTAAGGAGGTAAAGTGACTGCCGATTTCAGCGGTTACGCAACCAAAGTCGGCCTTAAATGTTCGGATGGGCGGACTATCATGCCCAACGCATTTGAGGGTAACGACGGTGCTAAAGTACCTTTGGTATGGCAGCACTCGCATAACGAGCCAAGTAATGTTCTTGGTCATGCTATGCTGGAGAACCGGGAAGACGGCGTGTATGCCTACGGTTTCTTCAACGATACACCCGCGGCCCAGCAAGCTAAGGCTCTGGTTCAACACGGTGATATCTCAGCGTTGTCCATCTATGCAAACAACCTAGTCGAGAAATCGAAGCAGGTTATGCATGGCGTTATTCGTGAAGTAAGCCTCGTTCTGTCTGGGGCTAATCCGGGTGCGCTGATTGACAATGTGACAATCCGACACTCGGACGGCGATATTGACGTCCTTGATGATGAAGCCGTAATCTACACAGGAGAGGTACTTATGCACGGCGATTCTCTGTACCACGAAGATGATGCGGACGACAACGAGCGCACCATCGAAGACGTATACAACGAAATGACTGAAGAACAGCAGGACGTTGTAAACTACCTTGTTGGTCTGGCCGCAACCAGCGATCCAGAAGACTACGATGACAACGTCGAAGACGGCGAAGATGTCGAACACGACGGCCTTGATGGAGGTTACATGACACACAATGTGTTTGAGTCGAATGGCGTAGCCAGCGATCGCCCGACTCTGTCCCACAGCCAGATCGAAGAGATCATGGAAGACGCCAAGAAGACCGGCTCCCTCAAGGAAGCCTTCCTGGCTCACGCTGAGCAGTACGGTATCGGTAACATCGATATCCTGTTCCCAGATGCTAAGACCCTCCGCAACACCCCGGACTTCGTCCAGCGTCGCAACGAGTGGGTTAGCACCGTTCTGAGTGGCACCCAGCACTCTCCGTTCAACCGCATCAAGTCGATCGCGGCTGACATCACTCAGGATGAAGCCCGAGCCAAGGGTTACATCAAGGGTAAGATGAAGAAGGAAGAGTTCTTCGAACTCACCAAGCGCATCACTACCCCCACCACGATCTATAAGAAGCAGAAGCTTGATCGCGATGATATCATCGATATCACCGATCTCGACGTGGTTGCTTGGCTGAAGATGGAAATGCGTATGATGCTCGACGAGGAGCTCGCGCGCGCCATCCTGATCGGCGATGGTCGTGAAGTTGATCACGATGACAAGATCAACGAGAAGAACATTCGTCCTATCGCTAAGGACAACAGCTTCTACACCCACCGTGTGACTGTTGCCTCCGATGTGGCTCCCGATGTTCTCGAGGACAACATCCTCCGCAGCCGTAAGTTCTACAAGGGTACCGGAACCCCGACCTTCTTCACCACCGAAGATGTGTTGTCAGACCTTCTGCTCCAGAAGGACAAAATGGGACGTCGTATCTACTCCTCTCAGTCTGAGCTGGAGTCGGCACTTCGTGTCTCCAAGATCGTTCCTTGTGAAGTTCTTGAAGCAACCCCCGAACTGCTCGGTATCATGGTCAACCTTACCGACTACACTGTTGGTGCTACTCGTGGCGGCGAGGTTTCGATGTTTGACGACTTCGACATCGACTACAACCAGTACAAGTACCTGATGGAGACCCGTTGCTGCGGTACGCTGACTCGTCCGAAGTCCGCTATTGCCTTCTGGAAGCAGAAGGGCACTAAAGCTACTCCGGCTAAGCCGACCGTTCTTAAGAACGTGATCACCATTCCGACCACGACCGGTGTTGACTACACCATCGAGGGCGCTAAGGTGACGGGTACGGTGACCATGTCCGCTGACACCACGGTTGTCGCAGTTCCGCAGAAGGATCACTTCTTCGAGACCGGAACAGTTGACAACTGGTTCTTCAACTTCGTTCCGACCGAGCGGTAATTGAAGTGCCACGGTTCTACGGAAAGATTGGTTATGCCGATCAGGTAGAACGCCAACCAGGCGTCTGGGAAGACGTTATCGTTACTCGTCACTATTACGGCGATGTGATACGTAACTCTAGGCGCCTGGATAACACCGAGAATGTACACTCGAACATCTCGGTCGGTAACTCGATCAGTATTGTTGCTGACGCGTATGCCGAAAGCCATTTCTTTGCAATGCGCTTTATCGAGTGGATGGGGACTTTATGGACTGTCAACACGGTTGAGGTTCAGAGCCCCCGTTTAATCTTGCAATTAGGTGGTGTGTATAATGGCCCCACGGCTTAACCTACAAACCATCCTCGAGCAAGTACTCGGTAGCCGGAATGTTTATTTCCAACCTCCGGAGAACCTTAAGATGTCCTATCCGGCGATAGTCTATCACCTCAATGACGAGTGGGTACGACACGCCGATGATATGGGCTACTTCCGCAAGAAGCGGTATCAGATCACGGTCGTAGATCGGAACCCAGACTCTACCATCCCGGATCGAGTCGGTTCATTACCACTGTGTTCATTTGACCGCTGGTACGCTTCTAACGGGTTAAACCATTTCGTTTACAACCTATACTTCTAGGAGGAAGTAAATGGCTGTCCTTACCTGGGACCAGACCGGTCAGCGTTTCTACGAGACTGGTGTTTCTAAAGGCGTTCTGTTCCTGCCTGATAACACTGGCGCCTACAAGAAGGGTGTCGCTTGGAACGGTCTTGCTACCGTTACCGAGAAGCCCACTGGCGCAGAGTCCAACGCGACCTACGCTGACAACATCAAATACCTCAACCTGGTTTCTGCCGAAGAGTTCGGCGCTACCATTGAGGCATTCACCTACCCTGAAGAGTTCGCAGAGTGTGACGGCACCAAGGCTGTTAAGAAAGGTGTGTTTGCTGGTCAACAGACCCGTAAGCGTTTCGCCTTCTCCTACCAGACTCTGATTGGTAACGATGTGGATGGCACTGATAAGGGCTTCAAGATCCACATCGTCTACAACTGCCTGGCCTCACCTTCTGAGCGCGCCTACTCCACGGTGAATGACAACCCTGAGGCTATCAGCTTCAGCTGGGATGTCTCCACCACCCCGGTGTCTGTCACCACCGAAGGTGTCAAACCGCTTTCGCTGCTGACGATCGACTCAACCAAGGTAGCTCCGGCTGACCTGAAGAAGCTGACCGACAAACTGTACGGTACGGCTACTGAGGAACCATCGCTTCCGGTTCCCGACGAGGTCATTAAGCTCTTCACGACGCCTTAAGACCATGCTTCGACTCAAGATCGAGCTCGAAGAGCTGTTCAACGAAGCAACCGATGAGTTCGAGATGGCGACAGCACCAGTTGAGTTGGAGCACTCTCTCCTATCGCTGTCAAAATGGGAGGCAAAGTACGAGAAACCGTTCTTGTCTCCCGATGACAAATCTCCAGAAGAGATACTCGATTACGTCACGTTTATGGTCGTGACACCAAACTTCGATTATAATCTTTTGAATCGTTTGTCAGAATCGAACTTTGATGAAATAAATAAGTACATAAGCTCTAAACAGTCTGCTACCTGGTTCGCAGAGGACAATAGCCCTCCGAGTCGGGAGGTTATCACCGCCGAGCTGATCTACTACTGGATGTTCTCCTTACAGATACCCAAGGAATGTGAGGAATGGCATTTGAATCGCCTATTCACTCTTATCCGAGTATTCAACGCTAAGAACAATCCTAAGAAGATGAGTCCGGAAGAGATAGCACGCCGTAATCGTGAGCTGAACGCAAAGCGACTGCGCGAGATGAATACGAAAGGATAGCTATGGCTAAACTGGTGTGGGCTACACCAAATCCTAAGTATCAGTACGGCGTGTCTCATGGTGTGCTGTACAACCTTAAGACTGGTATAGTCGCCCCGTGGGATGGTCTCGTTGATGCTACAGAAACATACGGCGAACCATTGAAGAACGAGATCTATCTGAACGGTCAGAAGATAGGCGAAAGTAATCATGGTGGAGAATACTCAGCTGAGATAAGCGCGTATTCATTCCCATTTGCATTCCGTGACTGTCTCGGGATCCAAGAGGTTTTCAAGGGGTTCTTTGCCACTCAACAAGCTCAAAGCGAGTTCTGCTTCAGCTACGAAACTAAAGTGGGTGAAGACAAGAGTATTCTCCACATCTTGTACAACTGTAAGGCCGCGATGTCTAGTGTTAACTACACTACGATTGGTCAGACAGTAGACCCCATCCTTCGTAAGTACAAACTCACGCTCCGGCCGCTCTCTGATGAACCCGGAATGTTGGGTACCACTCATCTCTCTATCGATCAGAGCTGGCAGCCTACGTTGTTTGAGGTAATCACAACGCATTTGTATGGTAACGCTAATAACGACCCTAAGTTATTGCTACCAAACGAGATCCAGGAGATGTATAAGGAGCTCAAAATCTAATGACAGCAATCGTATGGGATCAACCCCAGAACCGTAACTACGAGTATGGTGTCAGCAATGGTGTCCTATATTACGGATCGGGGGCTTTCCCATGGAGTGGGCTCATTTCCGTTGAGGATACGGCTACTCCGCGATACACATCTATTTATGTGGATGGGTTTAAGATTGCTGATGCAGAGTTGGCGCCTGAATACGCAGGTGTAATCAAATGTGTTACATATCCACAGATTCTAAACTATCTAATGGGTATGGAGTCCGACGCTTCCGGCATTTCGCATGATTTTACCAACTTCTCTAAGCGATTCCACATGTCGTTTATGACCAAAGGTTCCGACGGGAATGGTAAAGAGACAGATTTCCTACATTTGCTCTATAATATCTCCGCAACTCCTGATAATCGGACATATACGACATACGGCCAAAACGTCACACCTACGGAATTCTCGTTTAAACTGACGTCTACGCCTGTTGAATTCTTTGGTGGTTCACCATGTACTCATTTCATTGTTGATCTTAGTCAGATTTCAGCTGATCGACGAACAATATTGATGAATACACTTCATGGTCACGAACGAGATAATCCTCGTATGCCCGATATTCAGTTGATCATCAATGTGTTGATCAATCTCAAGGAAGTTCGGATTGTTTCTGAAGGTAACCTGATTCTTGTGGAGACCAACGAGATGACGTACGCCAGCGAGAACGAGGATGGTTTAATAAGTTTCGATTATCCAGCTCGTATCAACCCTGCGGGTCCTGACGTAATCGATTTTGATTTAACCGAATAGGAGTGAGTATGGCTAAGATCTATACCTACAATAACACATTCCTTGATAAACGACACAACGACTATATCAAGGCTATTCGTCTCACCAAACTTGCTGGCGAGGCAGGAAATCCACAGAAGCCTGGTGGCCTAAAGCTTGACGTGGAATTCTACAACGGTAGTCGGCACGGCACAGAACTTCAGCTGACCAACCTTACAGGTGGAGGTGGCTTACCACCCACAGGAGTCGGTGTAAACAACCTTGACTCAAATCTGCGCAATCTGCTCGACGTCCATTCGCTTGACATCCGCGAATTGCAGAAGACAAACACCCCATTCAAGGTTGGTAAGCGGTACTACTCGATTGTCTCGTACACTTGGCCGGATTACTACCATGATCAAGACACTAACCCCGCGACAGTGTCAAAATGGAACCGGTTCTTGTCGTTTGGTGACGCTCTCGGTATCGGTATTCTAAACCGTAACAGCGGTAACTGGGATACGTTCGATAACGATTTCAAAGTTCAGGGCGAGATCGCTAAGAACAAGGGTGTTAAACGTCTAGTCTTCTACGTCAAGACTCAGTACGGAGCAGCCTCAGGTGTTGACTGGGATGGTCGTGCTAATATCCCTGACAAGGATAAGTACACCAAAGAATACATAATGGGTCAGATCGAGAAGTTCAAGACCCAATACGGCAACCTTGCCGAGGGTGTGTTCTTGGATGAAGTCATCAACGGTTGGGGTGAGTCGGCTAAGCGCGCAGCTTGGTATAAGGACCTAATCGACTCTATCAAGTTCCGATGGGGATCTAGCTTCTTCGTCGTATGTAACTGTGGCGCCAACATCGCTCCTGAACTTCTTAAGTGGAAGACTGACGTCTTCATGACGTATGAAGGTACCGCAGAGAAGTACTTGAAAGAGACTCCCGAAACACCTATTCATACCGCCGACATGGCTAAAGAACCCGGTATCCGTTTCTGGCATGTTGTTCATGGTTGTACACCAGACAACTATAGACAGGTGTTTGCTAAAGCTGCTCAGCTTGGTATCGGACACGTCTATATTACAGACGGCCGTCTTGACGAGTCTGGTCCTGGCGGACAATGGCAGCCGGTTGGTAACCCATACGAGAACCCGCCATCACCACAGTTCGAACAGCTCATCATCCCGTGGATCAATGACTATCTGCCAGTCTACGACAAGATGCTCGAGTTGGAAAAGAAGCTAGATGCGCTTCCTAAGAACGGAGGAGGCGGAGGTGCTGCTCCAGCACAGAGAGTAGACATAAGTAGTTATGTACTCACTTCTAATGGTCTGCGTAACACTTACATAAACAATGTAGGTGGTAAACACTTCACGTTGCAACTCTCAGTTCAGGTTCCGAGTGGTGCTGCTCAGTACGGTGTCATCGATACGGTACCTTTCACAACCTGGTATCCAAGGTTTGATCTAGACTTCGTTGCGCTTGGTGTTAAACCCGACGGAAGTCCGATCGCTACGACCATTCGAGTGAACACGGCCGGTAAGATCCAATATATGGACCGACCTCCTGCTGGAGCTAAACTTTCCGGTGCTGCTACTTGGACTAGGGAATAATGACTTTCTCGCTAGAGACCTCAGGAACTTGGCAGAACACCGAATCCTGGCTCAAGCGAATGTCCAAAGCTGACATCTACATGACTCTCGACAAGTATGGCAAAATGGGAGTAGATGCTCTCGCTAAATCCACACCGAAAGAGTCTGGCGAGACCGCTGGAGCCTGGAGTTTCCGCACTCAAATTTCCGGTAGGAATGCGAAGATCGAATGGCTCAACACACACATCAACCAGGGTGTCAATATTGCGGTTATCCTGCAATACGGACACGGTACCGGAACTGGTGGGTATGTGCAAGGACGAGATTACATTAACCCGGCCATTCGACCGGTGTTTGATCAAATCACAGAATCTGTATGGAAGGAGGTGACTCGTGCCTAGTATTGACGAGCGCGTTGTAGCGCTAAAGTTTGACTCATCACGATTCCAAGCCGGCGTACAAACCGCTATATCAATGCTCGATCGACTCAAGTCTGCTATGAATATCGGCGGTAAGTCGAAAGGACTTGAGGACATCCAACGACAGGCCGACTCCTTCTCGGTTTCCAACGTCGAGCATGAAGCAGACAAGATCGGTCTAGGTTTCGTCGCTGCTTCGGCCGTAGCCATTGGTGCCTTAACTAACATAGCCACCCAAGCTATATCCACCGGCGCCCAGATGGCCAAGGCTCTAACCCTCGAACCAATAATGGATGGTTTCCGTGAGTACGAACTCAATATGGGTTCGATCCAGACCATCTTGGCCAACACCCAGAGCAAAGGCTCAACCCTTCAAGACGTTAACGGCGCCCTTGACCAGCTGAATACCTACGCCGACAAGACGATCTACAACTTCGCACAGATGACCAAGAACATTGGTACATTCACCGCGGCTGGTGTGGATCTCGAAACGTCAGTCACAGCGATTAAGGGTATCTCGAACCTGGCTGCTGTATCTGGCTCAGACGCTAACCAAGCATCGACGGCCATGTACCAGCTTTCCCAGGCTCTTGCCGCGGGTAAGGTCGGCCTACAGGACTGGAACTCAGTCGTTAACGCCGGCATGGGTGGTCAGGTATTCCAGGAAGCCCTATTCGAGACGGCCAAAGCTATGGGTCGAATCGAGGGTATCTCCAAGGATACTACGTTCGAACAATGGACAAAGTCTGGTAAATCCTTCCGTGATTCCTTGCAGGACGGCTGGATTAACGCTGAAGTCCTGACGAATACCCTCAAGGGTTTCACCGGCGATATGTCCGATGCTCAACTGAAGCAAATCGGATACACCGACGAGCAGATCAAGAAGATCAAAGAGTTCGCCGTCACCGCCAACGAAGCAGCAACCAAAGTCAAGACCTTCACCCAACTCAAGGATACCATCAAGGAAGGTATCGGGTCTGGGTGGGCCAAGACTTGGCAGTTGGTTCTCGGTGACTTCGAGCAGTCAGGTAAGATATTCTCGGGTATCTACAACGCTATTGATCCTCTTATTCAGAGGACTAGTGACGCTCGTAATGAGCTACTTGATGGATTCTTGAATAAGCTGCATGGTCGAGATCGTATCATTGCTACACTCGGTCTAGCGTTCGAAAATGTCGGTCGCATATTCAAGACTGTGGGTGAGGCCGCGGGACAGGTATTTAAACCGATTCGTCCAGAGCATCTTCTACAGGCTACACAAGCGTTCCAACGATTTGTCGTAGCAATGACTCCTGGCGAGAAAACACTGAATAACCTCCGCCGGACAATGGCTGGTGTTTTCAGTATATTTTCTATCGCGGGGCAAATTATCGGCCCAGTAGTTAGCATGTTTGCTAAGTTGATTGGTGTCACAGCTAGCGGTGGATCTGGTATATTAGCATTCACCGGTTATCTTGGGTCACTAATCACTCGCTTCGATCAGTTCCTCCAGCGCTCTCAGATTATTCCTAAGTTCTTCGACGGGCTTGGTAATATTCTGGCCGCACCAATCGAGGGGTTAAAAGCATTCGCTTCCGCTCTACTGAGTGTCAGCCTGTCGAACTTCGACGGGTTTAAGGGTATCGGCGATCGTATATCTGCGTTCAATAAGGCCCTATCTGAGTCTGGTGCCCTAGAGGCGTTCAAACAGCGGTTCCAACAAGCAGCGTCCGTACTCGGTTCGGCCGGCTCGGTAATATCTGCTCAGTTGGAGAAGCTCGGCGCAGTGATGCGCAAGTTCAAGGATCATCTAGCCGAAGTATTTAGCGGCGCTTCATTTGACGGTCTAACAGACTTCCTCAACGTGGGTCTAGCCGGCGGTATCGGCCTACTTCTTAACAAGCTGATTAAGGATGGCCTGAATATCGACGTTACCGGTGGTCTGCTGAAGCAGCTTGCGGAGGCCCTAACTGGCAAGGACGGCCTGATCGGATCCATCAAGGAAACGTTCGGAGCCCTCGAGGGTACGCTATCCTCACTCCAGGCTAACGTCCAGGCAGACACGCTCCAGAAGATCGCTATTGCCGTGGGTATCCTCACAGCAGCAATTGTTGCTTTGTCACTAATCGACTCGGCTAAGATGGCCGCTGCCCTTGGTGGTATCGGTGCGGCGATCGGCGAACTTGTGGGTGCGCTATTCCTCCTTACTAAATTACAAGGTCTGGGTACATTCACGACAATCCCAGTTCTTGTCGCCGCTATGATTGGGCTTGCGGTTGCCATCGACCTACTCGCAATCGCAGTGCTCAAAATGGGAGGCGCAGACCTCGAAACCTTGGCTAAAGGTCTGGGTTCTGTAGCTATCGCCATGGGTATTCTCGCCGGCGGAGCCAAAGCACTTCAAGGTGTAGCCGGCTCAGGTATGATCACGACTGCCCTGTCGATGACCATCATGGCTGCCGCACTTATTGTGATGGGCGAAGCCGTAGAGAAGTTCGGTAATATCGAGATGGGTGAGCTCGCCAAAGGATTAACTGCGGCAGCTATCGGTCTCGGTGTGATGGCTGGTGCTATGAAGGCTATGCCGGCTGATACGTCGGTTTCCGCCGTAGGTATCCTGGCTTTGGCTGGCGCCTTGCTTGTGGTGTCTATAGCAGTTGAGCGTCTCGGTAATATTGAGATGGGCGAACTCGCTAAGGGTCTCACAAGTGTGGCTATCGTCCTTGGTTTACTCGCCGCTGCAACAAGGTTGATGAACCCCGGACAGATGATATCTACCGGCGCCGGCCTACTTCTCATATCTGGCGCCCTCACAGTTATCGCCGGCGTGATTGAACGTCTCGGTAACATCGAGATGGGTGAGCTAGTCAAGGGTATCGGCGCTATGGCTGCTGCCCTACTTGTCTTGGGTGTAGCGATGGTCGCCATGCAAGGCTCTATCGGCGGTGCTGCTTCGTTAGCTATCGCCGCGGCCGGCATATTAGTGCTCTCGCAAGCTGTCAAGACAATGGGTGAGATGTCGTGGGAGGAAATCGGTAAGTCGATGTTGGTTCTGGCTGGAGCCATCGTCGTTATTGCTGCCGCCTCCGCTCTACTCACACCTGTTATCCCCTCAATGCTCGGTCTTGGTGTAGCCCTACTCGCCGTGGGTGCTGGACTGGCCTTAGCTGGTGGTGCGGCCTTAGCATTCGCTACAGCTTGGTCTATATTCAGTGCATCGGGCACGGCTGGTATTGAAGTAGTCGAGCGACTCGGCGGTGTCGTCCCAGGGTTACTCAAGAACCTGGCCGCAGGTATTGTCGAGTTCGTAACAGAGCTTGCTAACCGTGGGTCTGAGTTGGTCGACAGTCTTACCAAACTAGGCGAGACTATCCTTGAGGTGTTCATACGGCTGCTGCCGAAGATCGCAGAGGTTATCGGTAAACTCATCGACGCCATACTCAAGGTGTTGGTCGATAATATTCCGAAGATCGCCGAAGGTGCCATTCAGTTAGTCCTTGGTATGATCGAGGCTATCGGTCGACAGGCTGAGAAGATATCTAATGCTGCTACGAACCTTATCGTCGCGTTCCTCAACGCTCTAGGGAACAACCTACCTCGAGTTGCCCAAGCGGGTGTGGATCTGGTTATCAAACTGGTAAACGCTATCGCGGATGGTATCCGGAGTAACATACCTCGAATGAGGGCTGCTGGTCTTAACCTGGCTACAGCTATTATCGACGGTATGACTGGTGGTCTGCTCTCTGGTGCGTCTCGTGTTATCTCTGCCGCCGCAAGTATGGCTGGGCAAGCTCTTGCTGCTGCGAAGAACAAACTGGGTATCCACTCACCCTCACGAGAGTTCAAAATGGTGGGTGGCCATGTGGTTGATGGTTTCGTCCAAGGTCTCAAAGAGAACGAGGGCAAGGTTATCAGTGCCACAGAGAACACCTTCCAGAAGTCCTTGAGTGAGGCTCTGAAGGGTACGGCCGAAGTCCTTAAAGAATCCCAGAACGCTGTTGAGTCTTTCAACAAAGTCGTCGAAATGATCCTCAAACAACAAGAGGAAATGGAGAAGGCTCAGGAGAAAGCTGAACAGGCTCAGGAGAAACTGCTCGCAGCTGAGGAGAAAGTCCAAGAGGCTGAGGAGAAGGCTGCTGAAGCTTGGGAGAAAGCAGAGGAAGCTAAGGAGAAGGCTCGTAAAGCCGAGGCCGAAGCTGCTAAAGCTGGTAAGGACGCAGCCAAGAAGAAGGAACAAGCTGCTAAGGCTTGGAAGGATGCCGAGAAGGCTGAGAAGAACGCCATAAAGACCCAGAAGGGTATAGCCAAGGCCCAAAAGGAATTGGCTAAAGCCCAGAAGGAAGCCGGGCAAGCTACAGAAGCCGCGGCTAAGTCTCAGGTCGGATTCGCTGCCGATGTCGCTCGTGCGGCTGGCGGCATTTCTGGTCCGTCACCACAACAGACAACTGGATGGATTGACCACGTCGAGAATAAGGTCCAGAACAACCTCAAACCAGCGATGGTGGAGGCTCAGGATATATTCCGACAGGGGCAGGTCAATATCACCAACTCTGCTAACGAGATCGGGTCGATCACCCAGCGTATGTGGGGGTCGTTCTTGCGTGGTGACATGCAGGGCGTCCGACAAGGTTTCGTTGATATTCAGACGGTGATCAACCGTACTCTCGACGATATCCGTGATCGCGTCTTCAAATTGGGAGACACTGCTCGGCGTGCTGCCGAAGAACTTCGTGATGGCCTCCACAAGAGGTTCGAAGACCTTATATCCAGTGGCCGTAGGGCTGTTGATGAGGCTCTGCGACCTATGAACGAGACCCTTACGCAGTTGCGTGAGAACTACGGCTCGTTTGGCAAAATCAAAACGAAAGTAGGTGAGTTCTTTGCGCAAGAATTCAAAGCAGCAGAGGTCCAAACCGACGCCTTCAAACAGCGTATCGGTGGGCTTCGCCAAGAGATTGAGCAGTTCGTCAACCGATCAGTTGGCGACCTACAAAAGGGCGTTGGAAATGTTCGGAAGGAGTTCGATGGAGCGGCCCAGAGCGCACAGACGTTTGCTAATAACTTAGTACGCGATCTACAAACGGGTCTAGCTTCAACCCAGGCATACTTCACTCAAGAACTGCCGAACCAAGCTCGATCCTGGTTTAACTCCGGGGTGAACTTTGGGCAGAACTTAGTAGCAGGTATGCAGCAGGGAATGGTGTCATTCCAAACTGATACTGTCAAGTACGTCGAGAACTCCCGTCGTGGGGTTGAGCGTGCTGTATCCGACTTGTGGATGGATGCCGGTCGTCAAGCTAACCAAGCCTACGCCGATGGTATGCGGGTCTACGCATATCTGTCCAGCCTGACTGTCGATGACGTTATTAAGATGGCTAACGACGCTATCACTAACGGTATCAACGAGACGGTCAACTTCTTCACAGTTGAGCTACCTAAGAAGGCTGAGGAGCTTATTCAGAATGGTCATCAGATGGCTCAGAACATTGTGGACGGCCTTACAAATGGTATCCAGAATGCGCAGAGTCAGGTCGACTCAGCAATCTCGAATATGGCTTTGAATGCTCTGAACGTAGCTAACTCGGTGTTGGGTATCCACTCACCTTCTCGAGAGTTTGCCAAGATTGGTAAGTTCACCGCAGAGGGTATGGCGATGGGTATAGACCAGAACTCGGACGAAGTCATATCCTCCACCAAGGCTATGGCTACAGGATCGATTGACGCTATGCGCCAGTCTATACTCGAGATGAGTAAGGTATTGGATCAAGAGATCGACCTTCAACCGGTTATATCTCCAGTCATGGATCTGTCTCAGGTCCAGGCCGGCGCTCGTGCTATATCTTCCGCGATTGGTACGAACGCAGTCTCACCGTCCGTATCCTACAACCAGGCTGCCGGTGTATCTCGTATCACCGATCAGACGGCTCAGGCTGTGGCTGCTGCGACAGAGACTACGTCAGGTGTGAGTATCAACTTCACTCAGAACAACACCTCACCCGAGGCTTTGAGCGCAATTGATATTTACCGCAATACTCGAAATCAACTATCTATGGTAAAGGAGGCGTTGAAGATTTGATAGATTACGATGCCATAGAAATCGTTACTCAAGAGAACCATAGCTTGTATATGCGACTTCGCAATCCGTCTTTTGACGCAGGGTATATCGTAAAGAATATCGAAGGACTCGACGCTCCTGATTTCAACCTGATTACTCGTGAGTCATTGTACGGACGTACCTCTCTCATGAGTAACCGGGTCGCTAAACGCGAAATAACACTCACGGTGCTTTTGAATACGTTCAAGGGCACCGCTGGTGTCGCCGAAGCTCGAGAGAAGTTCTACAAGCTTGTTGGTTATGGTGAGAATGACTTCGTACGATTCCGTCTATTGAAGAATTCGAACGAGGTCGCATTCATCGAATGTTACGTCAAGTCGATTCAACAGAACCCGTTCACCAAGGATCCTGAATTACAGATTGTCTTCACTTCTCGAGATTCTTATATTCGTGGAAACTTTGTATCGACAACTCCGACGTTGCAGGCCGGTAACTTCACGATCAACTATAACGGTACCGCACCGACCTATATTCATGCGGCTGGGTCTAATACAGGAACGTATTGGTATCTACATAACCAGACCTCGAATGAGATAATCTACGTTGAGCGTACTGTACCTGGACGATGGGACTATAATTCAAGTCCTGAAAATCGGTATATCACGGCAGGTTCTAAGAATATGATCGGCAACCTTCGAGACACAGACCGGTATAACTACTGGATTCAACTTCGACCGGGTATCAACCGATTCCGTACGTTGAATGTGACTGGTATGAGTATTCTCGAATACTACGAACGACATCTAGGAGTGTAACTATGGGGATGGATATATTCACTCTAAAGGTGGAGACTAATGAAAACCAGTTCTCATATTACGTCCCTGATCGTACACTGACTGGTTGGACTAGCGCTATATGGACAGAGCGGTATAACGATATCAGTGATTTCAAACTGGTATTTAAAGATACCCCAAACTCCATAGGTCTTCTACAAGTTGTACAACCTGGTGGTGTTGGCTACGAACCAACACTAATTGGGTGTAATGCTTCAAACGAAGTCATGATGGTAGACACCGTAGAAACGAAATTCTCCATCGAACACGGTCCTGTAATTGAGGTTAGTGGAAGATCTATTCTCGATATTCTTAATTATCGAGTATACACCATGAGTTCGTTCTATGATGGTGGACCTAATCGTAAGACGTTTAATGGTGATAAACGTGAAGAATATCTCAAGATTGTTCACAATAACGACAACATACCTCAACGAATAGTCGATACTATAAACTATTTTGGGGCTAGCGCTGTAGTTAACAATATCGCGTTCACGGATAACATACAATGTCCGTTTATTGCTGAAAACGGCGTTGGGCGTTCTATAACCAAATCTAAGAACGAGTTGAAACCCAGTCTAATATGGCCTATGATAAAGAGTATGATGGATGAATACCATCTTGGTATTCAGGTTGAACGTGTACACACTCGACGTGTTCGAGGTTCTCAAGCAGTATTTAAGATAAGTGTGTTTGAGGGTAGAGACCTATCAGACCGTATCATATTTGCCGAAGATAACAACACGCTAGTATCTTCGTCAAGGCTCCAAACCACGAAGAAGGCCGTCAATCGCATTCTAGCCCTGGGTCGAGATTATAGTTATCGGCTCAGTAAGCCGGTATATAATGACCCTACCCAGGTTTGGGACTTCAAAGGTTTCGCCCTGCGCTATGGTTTCATAAACAACGCCGAATTTAATAACATCGACGCTACGATCATGTTCCAAGAGAACCCAGCCAGGGATCTTCTCTCGGGAGAGGTTGCCCCATCGAATGTCTATGAGTATCGTCGGGATTATTACCGAGGTGACAAAGTATCTTTCAAAGCATTTGATGGAACACTCACCAAGATGTATGTAAAAGAGTTCATTTACTCTGAGGATGAGAACGGCTTTAAGCAGTACCCAACCTTCGAGTCCGAATTGTAAAGGAATGCTGTGCTACACGAACTGATGCCGGCTATCCTCACGGTGATAACGTCCTTAGCCGCTTCGACAGGGTTCTGGGCGTTCTTACAAAAGAAGGGTGCCGATAAGGTCTCAGAGAAGCGCCTTCTCAAGGGCCTTGCGTACGCCCGTATCATGACCATGGGTATGGAATACATAGAGCGCGGATGGATCAGCCGGGATGAGTATGAGGATTTCCGGAAGTATCTATACGAGCCGTATTCCGCACTCGGTGGAAATGGTACGGGCGAACGCATCATGCAAGAGGTATCGAAGCTCCCGTTTCGTGCCTACAAATCTCAAGAAGAGGAGTCTTAATGGACAACCCTATTTTCCTGCTGAACGATAAAGCATACAACACCCTAAAATGGTTCGTGCAGATCGTCCTGCCGGCATGTGCAACACTCTACTTCGCCCTCGCTGGGTTGTGGGGATTCCCGCACGGGGAAGACGTCGTCGGCACTATCGCTGCTGTCACCACGTTCCTCGGTGTGATCCTGGGTGTATCCACTCGCGCCTACAATGCCAGCGATCGTAAGTACGATGGCACGATCAACACGACCACCAACCTCGATGAAGAGGGTAACGCTCGTACGGTATATTCGCTCGACTTGAACGATGCCCCGGAGCGTATGTCCGCCAAGAATGAAGTCACATTCAAGGTAAACTAATCTGAAAGTTAGAGTATGTGTCTCAGACATGTACTCTAATTTTTGCCCACCTGGGCTTTTACGTCATCTATTTCGTCACAGTGATGTAACTCGCCTATGTCCTTATATGGGTAAAAAACGTCAATCCTTGGTTGAAACAGGGTATTTTGGGCTCTCGCAAGATAAACACCTCCTATAATGAGAGAAAGGACTCAAAATGAAAAACCCATTCGAAAAGACCTCAATCCAAAACTCTGTCGATGAGACAATCGAGACTGTGCTGAAGCGCATTCGCGAAAATGAGAACAACCCAATGGTTAATAACGACGATATTCGGACCATTGAGGCACTGACTGCACTGCGTGCTAACACCACCGGTGAAGCTGTGAACCTCAATGCTCTGATTCCCGCCGCTATATCCTTCTTGGGTGTCCTCACGATCGTGAACCACGAACGCACTGCCGTAATCACATCGAAGGCAATGGACCTAGTCACGAAAGGATTCAGAAAGTAATCTCCAGAACCAAGCCCAACATGGGCTATGGTTTTTCGCCCCTCGCAAAATAAACATATCCTATAATGAGAGGAATACCATCTATCCGAAAGGAATCACTCCAATGTTCAAGAAAATCAACTTCAAACGAGTTGCTATTGACGTCGCTGGCGCTGTCGCTGGTGCAACGGTCATGGGCGGCCTGTCTGTAGGGCTGGACAAGGCATTGGGCAAAGACGAGACTGACAAAGAATCGCTTGCCTACAATGCTGTGTTCGGTGCTGCGATCGGCGCCTGGGCTGCTGACACCTTCACACCCCAAGATGCAGTAGCCTCGAAAGAAGAGATCATTGACGCTGAAGTAATCACTGACGAAACCAAGTAACCAATCAACAACCCAGTCCAACAAGGACTAGGGTTTTCGCTTTTCTGAAAGGAATCCAAAAATGTCCCTCGCTGCACACCTCATCCTCTGCCTCTGCATCGCTCTGAACACTGTGGTCGCTCTGACATGGGCTACGTTCTAAGCCTGCTCTATATACTGCTCATGATATCTTGGGCAGTACTCGCCTATATCTATCTGGAGAGTAAGTAATGTCTGTAATTCATAACGTAGCATTTCTATTCGCTATGGTAGTCATCCTCCTCGCCGGCTTCGTTGTGATGGCTGGTATCCTTCAAATCATTGAAGACTTCTGGAAAGGAAACCCTGGTGATTGACTCACATGTCGAAGAAAGTGATAACGATAACTATATCACAATCACCTGGCCCAAACTCAAAATATAGAAAGGAAACCAAATGTTGGTAAACCTCCTCCTAATTCTTCTTGGGGTGCTTGGTATTGTCCTGCTCCCATTCATATTTCTGTACATCATGACATTCATCGTTGTCTGGAAAGAGAACCGACAGATGGATCGAGACTTCGAAGAGGTGTACAAGAAATGGGGGATCTAGTAGGACTGGCCGGCGTCACAGTCATATTCGTCTGTGTCATGACAATCTCGGTCTTCTGCGTATACGCTATGGCGTTATTCGCCAAGTGGATCAAACTCGAAATCGAAAATCTGAAAGAAGGGAATTCCTTTGTCAACCCCAAGCGCACTCGAAGTCCTCGGAAGTCGAACACGAACGTTCCTCAAGGACAACCAGGGCAACATTTTGACAGCCACAGCCTTGATTGGTCTCTGCTCGACAATCTATCTGACCGCATCAGCTACTGTGAAAGCTACTCACGAGCTCGAGGTAGCTCAAGCTGAGTACGAACGAGACTTCACTCGAAAGGAGAAAGTCGAACGTGTCTGGAAATACTATCTGCCTGCGATCGGATCCGGACTGGCAACAGGCATATCGATCATATATCTTCGGTACTCAAGCGCTAAACAGGTTGCGGCTCTCAGTTCTCTCTATACCATCTCTCAGGCCGCTCTTGTCGATTACAAGGACGCAGTCGTTAATGTGGTTGGCAAGAGTAAATCCGAAGATATTGCATCTGAGGCGGCTCGGGCCACTGTTGCAAAGACTCCGCCAGAATCCAGGGAAGTTGTCATCGTTGGAACGGGAGACGTTCTTTGCTATGATTCTATCACTGGACGATATTTCCAGTCAAGCATGGAGGATATTCGAAGGGCTGTCAATGATGTCAACGCCTCGATCCTGGCAGGATGTTATGCTTCTCTCTCTGACTTCTACGTCCAGCTCGGTCTCGACCCAACCGCATATTCAGACGAAGTGGGATGGGATACTGACGGACTACTTGAAGTAGAGTTCAGCACCATCATGTCGCCCGACGACAAACCCTGTATTCATATTGGATACAAGAACTTGCCGGTACGAGACTTCGATCGCTTCATCTAACAGTGTGGATATCTGTTACCTCGCATTATAAACATGCGTTATAATGAGAGAAAGGTAATGTTATGATCCGCAAACTGTTTTCCGAGTTCCTGTCCACCAAGGAAGAGAAAGACCAAGTAGCTGCTATTGCTATGGACGCTCTGATCACCCCGATCACGAACGATCCACAGCCAGCTGCAGACTGCTTGTTCGACCTCTTCACTGGCGTGGCCAACGACCTCGTAACCTGTAAGTAATCCGCAACCCAAATCACATCCTAGTCAACAAGGACTAGGATTTTCGCTTTTCAGAAAGGAAACACCCCTATGCTACGCAAGGTCATCAAATTCGAAGACTTCGAAGGTAACGAAGTAGAGCAGGCATTCTACTTCAACCTGACCAAGGCAGAGATCCTGGAAATGGAACTGGGTTCCAAAGAGGGTCTATCGAACTACCTCCAGGCAATCGTCGACGCCGGCGACAACAAGGCAATCGTGGAGATCTTCAAGAAGATCATCCTGGCCGCTGTCGGTCGCAAGTCTGAGGATGGTCACCGCTTCATCAAGGACGATGAGGCTGTCAATGCTCTGATCCAGACGAACGCATATTCTGAGCTGTTCCTCGAACTGGCCGGAGATGCTGACGCAGCCGTCGACTTCATCACCAATGTGATGCCGAAGAACCTCGAATCGAACGGTCACAAGACCCCGAACCTCCAGCGTTCTGAGCAAGAGAAGAAAGCTCAACTCCGTGCGGAACTCGAGGCTCAGCTGAAGGAGCTAGGCGCAGACACTCGTCAGTCGCTCCGCTAATCCCATTTTCTTGAGGGGTTGTCTCGCGTAGATGACCCCTCATTTATTTTTGAAAGGACCGTAACTCATGGCCGAACACGATATCCCAAACACTGAGAAGAAGACCAAATCTGTGATCGCAGCTGCGAAACCTGAACCGAAGACCGAGAAGGGTAAGGACGATGCTACCATTCCAAAAGATGGAGAGCGACCGAAGCAGACTCAGATCATCAAGACGAAAGCCACCATCCGCAAGAAGTCTCCGCTTATTCGTTTCCGAGAGGTATTCTTCGGGGACGATGCCCGATCAGTCGCGGCGTACGTCGCACAAGATGTTCTCCTCCCAGCAGCAAAGGATATGATCTCAGATGCCGTCACGCAAACTGTCGAACGTATTCTCTTTGGCGATTCTTCTCCGTCTCGTCGCGGCAACTCTCGCTCTTCCAACGCGAGCTACACGCCGTACCACAAGGCGGGTGGAAGCTATAAGAAATCAAGTAGCACAAGCGATCGTCGTGGGGACCGCCGCAAACGAGCAGCGCTTAATTTCGACGACATCGAATTCGATACTCGAGCTGAAGCAGAAGTCGTACTGGATCGCCTATACGATCTCGTTAATGATTATGACTACGCAACGGTGTCAGACCTATATGATCTCGTTGGTATCGATGCTAAATTCACTGATGAGAATTATGGTTGGTATGACCTTCGTGGATCGACTATTCGGCGTATCCGCTCAGGCTACATCCTCGATCTTCCGAAGCCGGAGGTTCTAGAGTAATGGCCACCATAAACCAGATGCGGGTCTCTGTTGGATCCGCATATCCTGGCCAGAAATGGAATAAGAAAGTCCAGAAGATGGACGACATGCAGATAATTGCACTGTACTATAAACTAATCAAAAGCGGCCGTATCCGCGCATAACGTCTAGAAAGGACGTAACTCAAAATGAAACTATTCTCCCGTATCTCCGAGACCATCTCGGATGTCAAGAAGTCCATATCCCATTCTATCCCGGCTCCCGTCAAGAAGTACGGGCCCGCCGTCGCCGTCATCGGCGCTGTCGCAGCTACCGCAGCTGCTGTATATTTCACCAAGGCTAACCAAGCCGAGCTGATCGAGGTCGTCCAGGATGTCAAGAGCGAGTTCGATGCTGTCGATAACTACAAGGCCGCTAACCCCGGCAAGCTGCCTGTTCAACAGGAAATGATCTACAAGACCTCCGTTATTCTTAACGGTGTCAAGAAGGCTTACACCGCTTCTAAGGCTGCTACTATGCTGTCTCTGGTCGCTACCACTCTGTGGATCGCCTCTGGTCTGTCTGTGTTCTATTTCTGGATGAATCCCGTGCAAGCTGAACGAGCAACTACGGGGGTGAAGTTCCTGGGCGGTCTCGGTATGGGTCAGGTCCGCGGTTTAATCAAAGCGCGCAAGACCCGTCTGGAGAAGCAGGCTCTTGAGAATGAAATCAAACAGATGGTCCGTGAGCAGGTTCAGGACGAAGTAACTCGGCGTGAGCAGATGAAGGCTCGTGCTGAGAAGGCCGGTAAATCCAACGGCAACCCGAACCCGCTCTTCAACGCAACCCCTGAAGCCAAGGCAAACCGCGCAGCTCGTCGCGCTAACAAGAAAGGACAGAAGTAATGAACTTCAAGTCTAAGATCAACACGATCCGCAACAAGGCCGAATACCAGGCTCCGAATATCCTGTTCTACGTCGGTATTGTCGGAATGCTTGGTACGGTCGCTACTGGTATCCAGGGCGCCTACAAATTCGGATTCGCTGCTACCGACTACGAGAACGGTATGCGCGTAATCAAGGAAGAAGCTGAGGCCGGCCGCTTGACCGAGAAGCAGGTCAAGGAAATGAAGCGGGATCAATACAAGGAGACCGCTATCGAGGCTGCTAAGTGTTTTGCACCGACTGTGGTCTTGGGTATTGCTACGATCGGCTGTCTGACCAAGTCTCACAACATGTTGAACAACCGCATTGCTGGTCTGAGCGCAGCATACACTACTCTGCAGACTCAGTTCACGGAGTACCGAAACCGGGTCCGTTCCGAGGTCGGCGAAGAGAAGGAAGACGAGCTATATTTCGACCGCAAGAAGGAGAATGTAAAAGTCTCCGATGCTGAAGGAAACGTCAGCGAACTTGAGGTTGTGGTTCAGGACGCCGGTGGATACAAGTATCTGTTCGACGAGGTAAACTCGAACAACTGGTCTTCCGACCCAGGTTACAACCGTATCTTCCTCCAGGCCCAGGAGAACTACGCTAACGATATGTTGGCCGCTCGTGGACACGTGTTCCTGAACGATATCTTCGATGGTCTTGGTATGGAACGTACCGCAGCTGGTGCTGTCGTCGGCTGGATTGCCGAAGAGGGCGCTCATGTCGACTTCGGTCTGCGCAACCCCGGCTACGAGCCGAACGATCTGTTCTGGAAAGATGAGGAGAACTCCATTCAACTCAACTTCAACGTCCAGGGCGTTATCTTCGACAAGTTGGTGTAAGACTAATGAGCCCACTAACCCGTAACTCAATTCTCATCGGCGGTGGTGTCCTGGTTGGCGCTATCGCCGGTGGTGTGGGCGTATATCTGTGGCGTGAGCGAGTCTGGCAGGACCGTCTGGATGAAGAGATGGCCGTATTCCGCGAGACATACGCCAAGTCCCAGGAAGCCTGGAATGTACAGCGTGAAAACGAATATGCTGCGAAGATGGAAGAGATGAAGCAGGAGCACGTCCGCCAAATCAAGACCATCCAAGAAGCATATAATCAGGTCTTTGAAGAGTCTGGTGTTGTTCCGGAAACCTCGAAGGATCCGGTCGAGACACAGTCCATCAAGCCTAAGAACGACTACCGCGACTACAAGAATATCGTAGATCGCTACACATCAAATTCTCTGGAACCAGAGGCAGAAGAAAAGAAAGAGGAGGAGCGCGAAATGCCTCGCACCCCCAAGCGGCGTGAAGGAATGCCGTACCTGATCTCCGAAGATCAGCATATTGAAATCCTTCAAGAAGTGACCACCATCTACCTCGAGTACTACCGTGACGACTTGTTGGTACAGGCCGACGGTGTACCGCTGGGTGGTATGACCTACGATAACCTCGTGGGCGACGATAACCTGGCCTATCTCAAAGCCCTGGGTGAAGACGGCGTTATTCACGTCAAGGCACCCGACCGCGACATGGTCTACGAGATCACATACGTCAACAGCGACTTCATGGATTCCGACGAGCATGTGGCTGACGTATATGGAATCGGCTTCGACAACGACCGTGACTACTACGACGAGGAGGATGAGTGGTGATGAAAGCTGGAGCCACATATTTCCACTGGCTGACCAATCAGACCTACCTGAAGCTTGAAGAGTTCATGGACGTAGCCTCAACGGTTCGTATGTTCGAACTGATGGAGATCCTGCATTCGATTGAATTCGTGTGGTTCGTCATGAACGACGACAACCGTGCATCGGATGGTAAGTACATGCGCACCATATTCCTCGAGGAGAACCCGCAGTTCGAGGACGACCTCCGTAGTGAGTTCGATATTCACCCCTGCACCTGGCTTGAAATGCTGATCGCTCTGGCGTCACGCATGTCCTTCATCACGAGCAAGACTGTAGGTGAGTGCTTCCTATATCTTCTGAGGAATCTAGGATTCATCGCGACCGACAACTATTTCGTACAGACGGATCCGGAATTCATCCGCCATGTCTGCGGTCGTGTCAACAATCGTCAGTATAGTCTCAACGGCCAGGGCGGTCTATTTCCTCTCAAGGAGCCGACCAATCCACCGCAGACTGAAGTCGAGATCTGGGATCAAATGCACGCATGGATTCACGAGAACCTCTCGCCGTCTTTCGACGACCGTGTAGGTAATCTATTTCCTCGAGTAGGATGGGAACGTAATAAGTAATGCGGTTCTTCACAGTAATAGCATCCGAGACGAAGAAGGGTCTTGAGCTACAGCCCGACTTCTCCTCATATCCTACGGACGACATTATGATCCGTGGTGGTGGATTCTATGCTGTCCTGGACCCTAAAACTAACCTCTGGTCTACGGATCAACACACGGTCGGTTATCTCATCGACGAAGAGATCAACCGTCAGGCCGATGAGCGTATTGACCGCGGAGAACCCATCGTCAGTAGGAAGACATATGGTTCATATATTTCGGGGGTGCTCACTCGTTTCAACAAGTATGTACGGGAGATGCCGGATTCATATACACAGCTTGATCAAGAGTTCGTGTTTCTGAATCAGAAGGTGAAGCCGAAAGACTACGCCTCTAAGCGTCTCCCGTATGATCTTGAGGATGGGGATATTACGTCCTGGGATCAACTCTTGAGTGTCTTATACGAGCCCACAGAGCGGGAAAAGATCGAATGGGCGATTGGTTCACTGGTGGCCGGCGACTCGAAGAAGATCCAGAAGTTCTACGTATTATACGGCGATCCTGGCACCGGTAAATCCACGATCATTAACATCATCGAGATGTTATTCCAAGGATACACCACAACCTTCGACGGCGACGCACTCGGTAACCGCGGCGGCGATTTCGCCATGGAGGCATTCCGTACAAGCCCTCTCGTAGCCTTACAGCACGACGGTGATATGTCCAAGATCGAGTCTAACGCACGACTCAACTCAATCATTTCTCATGAGAACATGATTGTGAATGAGAAGTACGCGAAGTCTTACACGATGAGGGTGAACGCTACTCTATTTATGGGTACGAACAAACCTGTCATGATTACGGATATGCAGTCTGGTCTGCTACGTCGTATGATTGATATTCACCCCACGGGTAATCGACTGTCAACCATGGACTATGAACGAGTGATGGCGGATATCCCCTTCCGTCTTGGCGCTATTGCCAAACACTGTCTAGATGTGTACAAACGCCTTGGTCGGGATTACTACAAGAACTACCGCCCGGAAGAGATGATATCTGAGACGAACGATCTTAATAACTTCGTCGAGGAGTACTATTTCCAAATAGCTGAAGCCGAGGATGGACTGTCGCTGAAGCAGTTATTCACCTGGTATCGTGAGTATTGCGAAGAAGGCGACGTACGGTATCGTCTACCGAAGACTCGATTCAAGAGTGAGATACGCACATATTTCTCTACCTTCGAGAAACGCAAGCGGATTGATAACAAACTCGAATCGAACTGGTTCTCCGGTTTCTCGATGCCTGGCGTTCCTGTAGAGATCCCGATTGAACACAAGTCATTTCTAGACTTGGGGGACCACCGATCTAAACTTGATGGGGCGCTTTGGAAGTGTCCTGCACAGCTGGCTAAGCGAGATGGAACCCCGCGATATAAGTGGGTGAACGTCAAGACCGAGCTGTGTGATATCGACACGGAGAAGCTCCACTACGTCAAGGTACCCGAGAACCATATTGTGATCGACTTCGATCTTACGGACGAGGCCGGTAACAAAAGTCTTGAAGAGAACCTCAAGGCTGCTGAATCATTTCCTCCGACATACGCAGAGGTTAGCAAATCAGGTCAGGGTTTGCATCTCCACTACAACTATATCGGGCCAACAGACCTTCTAGCACCGCTATATGCTGAAGGAATCGAGGTAAAAGTATATAGGGGAGATTCGTCACTGAGACGAAAATTGACCAGCTGTAACTCAGAAGAGGTCGCCACCATATCCGGCGGTCTACCACTTAAAGAAAGGAGGGACGATGTGAAGACTCCCGAAGAGATGAAGAGCGAGAAATCGATTCGTAATCTCATTGAACGTAACCTCAAGAAGGAAATACATCCTTCAACCAAATCTTCAATAGACTTCATTAAGAAGATCCTTGACGATGCATACGAGTCCGGTATGCCTTATGACGTATCCGACTTGAAGGGTCGTGTCAGCGGATTCGCGCTCCGCAGTACCAACCAAGCTGAACTCTGCCTCAAGACTGTGAAGCAGATGAAGTGGAAGAGCGAAGTATCCGTAGAGGATGCCGCAAACCCCATGCCGGCTACGGACGAGCCACGTCTGGTCTTCTACGACCTTGAGGTATATCCTAACTTCTTCGGCGTCTGCTGGAAGTTCGAGGGTAGTGATCAGGTTGTGAAGATGATCAACCCATCACCGCAAGATGTCGAGCCGCTGTTGAAGCTGAAGCTCGTAGGATTCAACAATCGTAGGTACGATAACCATATCCTCTGGGCCCGCTATCTCGGCTACGATAACGATGCGCTGTACGCGCTCTCTCAAGCCTTGATCGATAACGACCGTAACGCCACATTCCCTGAGGCTTACAACTTGTCATATCTTGATATATACGAGATGTCGTCCAAGAAGCAGTCTCTGAAGAAGTTCGAGATCGAGCTTGGTATCGACCACATCGAGATGGATATCCCTTGGGATCAGCCAGTCCCGGACGACAAGATTGATAAAGTCATGGACTATTGTGCTAATGACGTTAAGGCAACCGAAGCTGTATTCAAAGCTCGTAAAGCTGACTTCATGGCGCGACAGATCCTGGCTTCCTTGAGTGGGTTACCGCTTAATGCGACTACGCAAAAGCACGCAGCCCAGATCATATTCCAAGGTGATAAGAACGCAGCCCGTCAGTTCGTATACACCAACCTAGCAACAGGAGAAATCCAATGACAGAAGAAGTTTGGAAGCTTCACCCAGAGTATAAATTCCTGAAGGTATCCAACATGGGTCGGGTGATGTCCAACAAATCCGGCAAGTGGGTCGAGCTGACATCTCGTGGTAAGGCCGCACGATATGCTCAAGTTGGAGCCGGCCATGCAAATCCAGTATATGTCCACAAGCTTGTGGCGCAGACGTTCATCCCCAACCCAGACGACCTACCACAGGTCAAGCATATCAACGGGGATATGTACGACAACCGTGCTGAGAACCTTGAATGGATCCGTCGGTACCGTCGAGTCCGGATCATCGAAACCGGAGAGGTCTACCACTCTCGCTCAGCTTGTGCTGTGGCAATCGGTGGTATATCCGCCAACATCGATCAGGTCATCCGTGGTAAGCGCAAGACACACCGCGGCTTCACGTTCGAGTATGTGGACTAACCATGGTTGAATTCCCAGGATACAAATTCGACCTCGGTAAATCCACATATCGAGGAGAAGAGATTGGTGAAGGTGGATATGTCTATGCGGAACCAGGTTACCACACAGATGTAGCCTTGATCGACGTGGCTTCAATGCACCCTACCTCGATTCGTCAGCTGAATCTATTCGGTGATAAGTACACCAAGAACTTCGGTGATATTGTAGACGCTCGTCTGGCGATCAAACACCGGGATTTCGATCATGCCGGAAAGATGCTGGACGGTAAGCTGAAGCCATATCTGAATGAGGACGACGCAGACAACCTCGCATATGCTCTAAAGATCGTCATCAATATCGTCTACGGTATGACGTCAGCTAAGTTCGACAACCCATTCAGAGATTTGCGTAATAAGGATAACATCGTCGCTAAGCGTGGCGCCTTATTCATGGTGGATCTCAAACACGAGGTTCAGGCCCGCGGATTCACTGTCGCGCATATCAAGACAGACTCGATCAAGATCCCGAATGCTACGCAGGAGATCATCGACTTCGTATTCGAGTTCGGCAAGCAGTACGGATATACCTTCGAGCATGAGGCTACGTATGATGAGATGTGTCTTGTGAATGACGCAGTGTATATTGCTCGTAAGGGCGATAAGTGGGAGGCAGTCGGAGCCCAGTTCCAACACCCGTACGTATACAAGACGTTATTCTCAAAAGAGGAAATCACCTTCGACGACCTCTGCGAGACTAAGAGCGTCTCGAAAGGATCGATATATCTTGATACGTCTGATGAAAAGCCAATGGCGCTCTCGAAGACGATGCGGTTTATTGGTCGTATCGGTCGGTTCGTTCCAGTCCTAAAGAATGGCGGAACTCTGTACCGTGTCCACGAGGATAAATTCTACGCTGTTACAGGAACCAAGGATCACCATTGGGCTGAAGCAGAAGTAGCCAAAGAGTGGTACCCGGACAACATCGATTGGAGCTACTACGAGAACCTCGTCGATAAAGCCAAGCTGGCTCTGGAGCGTTATGGTGCACCGGAGGAGTTCTACAAGTGACCCCAATCCCGGAACACGTGATGATGATGTTCCGTAGCAAATATACGCCGTTCGATCTCAAGGGTTGGACGGCGGCTCAACATCACATCAGCACGAAAGACCTTGAAAGGAAGTGGCGCAATGAGCGCAAAAGACATTTTCAACCATCCTGATTGGTTGGAGTACATGGAAGATCTGAAAGAAGAAGACTGGAAGGAGACCAGCAATGCCTAAACTAGGACCCGCAACCCTCGAGGATGTCCGTATCATTTTCCGTAACTTCGAAGGTAAGGAAGGCCAGTACAATCGTGCCGGCGACCGTAACTTCGCAGTAGTCTTGACCAAGGAAATGGCCGAGGCGATGATGAAGGACGGCTGGAACGTCAAGTTTCCCAAGGCTCGTCCGGACGTCGATCCAGAAGAAGACACACGCGACCCATATCTGCAAGTGACTGTCGGCTACAAAGGTCGTCCACCGCGGATCGTCACCATCACCTCACGCGGCCGCACAGAGCTGTCTGAGGACAACGTAGAGATCCTGGACTGGGTCGATATTGCTAAGGTCGATCTGGTGATCCGCCCGTACGAGTGGGAGGTCAATGGACGATCTGGCGTAAAGGCATATCTCAAGTCGATGTATGTCACGATCGATGAAGATGAACTAGATCGTAAGTACGCTGACGTCCCCGACGCCGAACTCGAAGAAGAACCTCCATTCTAACCAAGACTAGTCCCTCCCTTGCGGAGGGCATGTCCTTTAATTTTTGAGATGCCTCTAGAACTATATCCGCATCAGAAGAAAGCACTCGCCCGTATGAAGAACGGTTGTGTTCTCGCGGGCGGGGTGGGCAGCGGTAAATCTCTCACCGCGTGTCAGTACTACTGGGATAATGAACAACCTCGAGATATCGTCGTCATCACCACAGCCAAGAAGCGAGACAGTCTTGATTGGCAGCGGGACTTCGCGTCGTATGCTATTGGTATGGATAGTGAGTCAACCGTAGCTGGTATCTTGACGATAGACTCTTGGAACAACATCCAGAAGTACAAAGAGTGTAAGGACAAGTTCTTCATATTCGACGAGCAGCGTGCTGTTGGAACTGGTAAGTGGGCGCAGGCATTTATTAAGATAGCGCGTAACAACCACTGGATCATGCTCTCAGCGACTCCTGGAGATACTTGGATTGACTATATTCCTCTGTTCGTAGCTAATGGGTTCTATAAGAATGTGACACAGTTCAAGAAAGAGCACGTACGTTATTCTTACTACGGGTCTTACCCTAAACTTGAGGGTTACAGTGGTGAGGGTAAGTTACAGAAGCTGCGCGCAGAGATCCTCGTACCGATGCCTTACCCTAAGAAGGCTGAGAGACGGTATTTATTCAAACATGTGGACACCGATAAGGAGTTGATCAAGGAGGTTACGAAGACTCGTTGGGATCCGTTTAACAACGAACCTATGGCGGATATTGCGGCCTTGTATAGAGTGGTTCGGAGGATATCCAATACGGCCCCTGGGCGCCTTGCGTGTGTGCGGAAGATAGCCGATGACTATAAGAAGGTGATCGTATTCTACAACTTCGACTATGAGTTGGAGATACTACGGACGCTGATGTTCGAGGGATATAACGTAGCTGAGTGGAATGGTCATAAACATGAGGAGATCCCAAAGACGGATTCGTGGGTATATCTTGTACAGTACACAGCTGGAGCAGAAGGTTGGAACTGTGTAGAGACGAACACGATGGTGTTCTATTCTCTGAACTATTCTTACAAGATTTTCGAGCAAGCGCAGGGAAGGATCGACAGGCTAAATACGCCGTATTCGGAACTGTGTTATCATATCTTGAAGGGGTCGAATTGGTGTGATTTGGCTATCCTTGAAGCACTCAGAAGGAAGGAAAACTTTAACGAGATCAAGCATTCTAGACTACTATAACACTGTTTACCATTCATACAGTATCGGGTTTGAAGCGCAAATTTTGTTCACTTTTTACTTTTCAAAAAAGTGAACATTTGCCAAACCTGAGAAAAACCTTAACGTGTGAATGGTAGCATGATATGCTACATACCCGGTTTGTTCACTTTTTTGAGGGGTTTGTTCACTTTTTTCACCTGGGCTTTTACAAAAAAGTGAACACAAAAGTGAACAGAAAAGTTAGCCCTGACCTTGAGGTATGTGATTTTTGTTCACTTTTTCACTTTTTTTTATAGAAAAACTATATAAATAATAAAATACCCTAAGAAATCCCCATATAGAAGTTTTTCAAAAATAAAAGTGAAAAGTGAACAAACCGGTTCACATACCTACCAACCATACTATTCGAAAGGAATCATCATGACCGTTTGGCGATCGCTCGAGAAGCACGGCTTCCCTAAGTACGATGTCTCATCCGAGGGAGAGGTTCGAAACATCCGAACCAAGAATCTGGTATCGATACAACAATCCAAGACGCCCAAGTGGAGTTCGATCGCTCAGCGGAATATTCTACCGCTGCCGACTGTCACCCTCTGGCATGAGTCAGATGATGACGGAGAGAAGAATTTGAAATGTCGAAGTGTCAGCGTCGCAAGGCTTGTCGCACTCGCGTTCGTAGAACCTGAGGAACCTTGGTTCGATCAAGTTATCTACAAAGACCGAAACCGAAACAATCTCCACTACTGGAATCTGGCATGGCGCCCAAGGTGGTATGCGAACCGTATGCTCCGTGAGAGGATCCGCAAGATGCCGACGATCGACGACGCCCGCATCAAGGAGGAGACCACGAACATCGTGTATAATGACTCACTCGAGGCTGCACTTGCGTTCGGACTTCTCGAGTCCGATGTCGTCCGGTCTTACAAGACTGGTGTCAGACTGCTCAACGGTATGCGTTTTGTATAACCTCTGCTACCATTCAATCGCTAGTACGTTAAACATGTACTATAATAGGGAGGATGCCTTTTTCCTTTCTATTTTTGAGTTACGGACACCTTGACACACCGATGGAGGAATCATGTTAGAACGAGACTATCAAGCCTCGCTTATACGGAAACTGAAATCGGTGTTTCCGGGTTGCATCGTACTGAAGAATGATAGTGCCTACAAACAAGGCATTCCAGATTTGCTTATTCTCTGGAATGAACATTGGGCGGCACTGGAGGTAAAGGTTAGCGCTAAGGCACGCGTACAACCAAATCAACGTTACTATGTTGAGCAGATGCACGAGATGTCATTTGCTGCTTTCATCTATCCCGAAAACGAAGAGGATGTATTCCATGATCTTCAACAAGCATTCACGTCTAGAAGGCGCTCACGCGTTTCTAAGTCCTAGTTCCTACCATTGGGTCAACTATGACTCTGAAAAGCTCTCAGAACGCTTCCTGACGGCGATGGCGGCCAAACGTGGGACCGAGCTACACGAGTTCGCTCACGATGCCATTCGTTTGGGTATTAAATTACCCAAGAACAAGAACACTATGAACCTGTTTGTGAACGATGCATTGGGTTTCCGTATGGAGACCGAGCAGGTTTTATATTACTCGGATAACTGCTTCGGTACTGCCGACGCTATTTCCTTCCGACGTAACAAGCTACGCATTCATGATTTGAAGACTGGTGTTCACCCAGCTTCCATGAAACAGCTGGAAGTCTACGCGGCCATATTCTGTCTTGAGTATGACTACAAACCATTCGATATTGAAATCGAGTTGCGTATCTACCAGTCTGATGAGGTTCAGGTACATATTCCCGAACCTGAGGAGATCGCCCGTATCATGGGACAGATCATATCCATGGACAAACTACTCAACGAACTGAAGGAGGAGATGTAACGTGGAACTCAAGTTTGACGACAGCGAGACTGACGACAGCTTGATGCACTACGGTATCCTCCGTCGTTCGGGTCGATATCCGTGGGGCTCAGGTAAGGACCAGAACACTCGCAACCGCATGTATCTCGATTATTTGTCAGACATGCGCAAGTCTGGTATGAGTGAAGCGGAGATCGCTCGCTCTGTCGGACTAACTACTACTCAAATCCGTGCACTCAAAACTGTTGCACGAGCAGAGGTCAAAGCTGCTGATATTGCTATGGCCCAGCGTCTGCGAGATAAAGGATATTCTAACGTTGCTATTGGGCAGCGTATGAATCTCAACGAGTCCTCGGTGCGCGCACTGCTCGCGCCTGGTGAAAAGGACAAGTCAGATGTTATCATCTCTACGAGCAATATGCTCAAAGATCAAGTTGGCCGTAAGCAATATATTGACATCGGATCAGGTGTCGATGCTCAAATTGGCGTTTCGCGCAACCGTCTCGACGCTGCGGTCGAAGTGCTCAAAGAGCAAGGATATACTGTTCACTCTGTTAAAGTACAGCAGCTGGGTACCGGTGAACAAACCACTATAAAGGTTCTTGCTGCTCCTGGTAAGACCCAAAAGGATATCTGGTCTAACCGTGACAAGATATCTCAGATTCAAGACTTCTCAGAGGACGGTGGAAGGTCATTTCTCGGCCTCCATGAGCCTCTGAGCGTGTCGTCTAAGCGTGTCGCTATAAACTATGCTGAAACTGGTGGCGCGGACTCAGACGGCGTTGTATTCGTCCGTCCTGGTGTGAAAGACCTGTCGCTCGGTGGAGCTTCCTACGCTCAGGTTCGTATCGCTGTGGATGGTACGCACTACATCAAGGGTATGGCCATTTATAAAGATGACCTACCCAAAGGTGTAGATCTCATGTTCAACACAAATAAGAGTGATACAGGCAATAAGCTTGATGCTCTTAAGCCGTTGAAGACTGAGACCCCTGATAACCCATTTGGCGCAATGATTAAGCGTCAGATGGTCTCTATAGGGCCAGACGGTAAGCCGAAGGTGACTTCAGCTATGAATATCGTCAATGAAGAAGGCGACTGGGAGAACTGGTCACGTAACCTGCCTTCACAGATGCTAGGTAAGCAGGATCCTCGCCTGGCTAAACGACAGCTCGATATTACTTATGAGCGTCGTAAGGCTGACTATGACGAGATATCCTCGCTCACCAACCCGGTTGTTCGTAAGAAGCTCCTTGAGAAGTTTGCGGAAGATGCAGACTCTGCCTCTGCCCACCTCAAGGCAGCCGCGCTTCCGGGTCAAGCCACACACGTATTGATGCCGGTTCCTAAAATGAAGCCGACAGAGATATATGCCCCGAACTATGAGAACGGAACTCGTGTAGCTCTCGTCCGTTTCCCTCATGGTGGAACCTTTGAGATCCCTGATCTCGTTGTTAATAACCGTCATCCCGACGCTAAGAAGATGTTGGGTAAAGCACGTGACGCTGTTGGTATATCTTCCAAGGTTGCTGAACGTCTGTCGGGTGCTGACTTCGACGGTGATACAGTTCTGGTTATTCCTAACAACAAGGGTTCCGTCAAGTCCTCACCAGCGCTTAAAGGTTTGAAGGGTTTCGACCCCAAACATGCTTATCCTGGTTATCCTGGTATGAAGGCACTTGACGATCGTGGTACTCAAATGCAGATGGGTTTGGTTTCTAATCTCATCACCGACATGACAATCAGAGGTGCATCCTCAGACGAGGTAGCTAGAGCTGTCCGTCACTCGATGGTTGTTATTGATGCACAGAAACATAAACTCAACTACAAACAGTCGGCTATCGATAATGGTATTCCACAATTGATGGCTAAGTACCAACGGAATTCTCGTGGTGGTGCATCGACACTGCTGTCCCAAGCTACCGGTGATGTGCGTATTAATGAACGCCGAGAGCGCCGTGCTAGCGAGGGCGGTGCAGTGGACCCCAAGACGGGGAAGAAAGTGTATGTCGAGACGGGTGCTACTCGTGTCGATAAAGCAGGCAAGACTGTGCTTAAGACACAGAAGGTCAAGCGTATTGAATTAACAGACGATGCGCATACTTTATCTTCAGGTACGGAGATCGAGTCTATTTATGCAACCCATTCGAATAGACTCAAGGCTCTGGGTAACGCTGCCCGTAAGCAAGCCCTAGAGACCCCCCGCATTGAGGTTTCGAAGTCTGCTAAACAGACGTACGCAAACGAGATCGCATCGCTTGATGCAGCTCTGAATAGGGCGTACAAGAACCGCCCCCGTGAGAGGCAGGCCCAGATCCTAGCTAATGCTACTGTGGCCTCCGTTCGCAGGGCAAACCCTGACATGGACAAGGATCACCTAAAGCGTCTCAAACGCCAAGCACTTGAGGAAGCTCGCGCA